GGACGAATCACTACCATTTGCGCCTGCTTGGCTTGTAGCTGTAGCACTTGCTCCAGAACCTACAGTAATTGTGTAAACATTTCCTTTTATTAACTCAACACCAGAAGCAGTTCTGTATCCGCCAGCACCACCACCAGCCCCGTGATAAGTGCCGCCTCCGCCACCGCCACCGCCAGCAACAACTAAATACTCGATTTCAGCAGGAAGAAGAGGTCCGGGCCACGTTTGATCTTTTGTAAACTGCCTAGCCTCCTGAAGAGTCCAAACACCACTAGCCGCACTAGTCGTTGGCGTTACTTTAGTGCTTGAAATAATGTTGCCTTGATAACGCTTAGACATTCATTTGATCCCAGCTAGTAGTTTCTTCGTTCCATACATAAAAATTTTCATCTACAGGTAAAGGAACGGGCGGATCCCACTGACACGTTGCTTCAACTAACGTCCAGCTTGCATAAGGCTTCGGTGGTATAAAAGCGTCTCGTTCAGGATCGTATGTAAATCCTACCCCTGCAAAATTCTTTCGCATATTATTGTTGTAGCTGGTTTGCTTCCATGTTCCGCCAAGTAACTCATTGCAAAAAGCCACACCTAACGATTCTTGCTCATCACCGTTTTCATCTAAAATTACCGGATTAGCCACAACAATGACGCGCAAAACCTCGTTGTTTTCATTTAATTCTGCAAAATGTGCCATTAGAAAGTGATACTCCCTGATCCTGTAAATGTATAAATATTGTAACTGCCATCCGTAGTTGTAGTTGGCGATCCTGTTGTCGCTACGGCACCGTTTAGTGTTCTAATAATTACAACACCAGAGCCTCCTGCCGCGCCATTTTGATCGCCAGTCTCGAAGCCGCCGCCGCCACCCCCACCGCCGGTGTTTGCTGTGCCTGCGCCGGGACTAACGGTTCCATCGGATCCATCTCCTCCACCGCCAGCGCCTCCTGATCCAGCCGTATGGGTATTATAAGTAGGGCCAATACAGCCGCCACCGCCACCGCCTGCGCGAGTTACAGAGGAACCAGTTATAGATGATGCTGTGCCTGCTCCTCCAGCACCGCCAGTACCACTAGAACCGCCTGTCGCCGCCGCGCCTGTGCCCCCAGCACCACCACCGCCCCCAGCAGGAGAATTAGGGTTTAATCCTTGACCGCCATTATTACCTTCGGAGGGGCTATAGCTTCCTGCATTACCCGTTCCAGCAGAGCTTGTATCGCTACTGCCGCCACCAGAACCTCCACTATTGCCTGCTGTTTGGGTTTGGTATGAACCGCCAGCACCACCGCCAGTTGCTGAAAGTGAATTAAAAGTGCTGGTTCCTCCATTAGAACCTCTGGCAGTTCTGCTACCGCCAGAGCCTCCTGCGCCTACTGTAACGGTATAAGTAGTTCCCTCTACTAGCGTTTGGCTTGTAAATGAGCGATAACCGCCTGCACCACCGCCTCCCGCAATAGTTCCACCACCACCGCCGCCGCCTGCAATAATTAAGTAATCAAAAGAGTGAAATACTGGCGAAGGCCAATCACCCGCATTTTGCATTTGGGTATCTAAAGCCCAAACACCACTAAAAACTTTTGGGTCTTCTTCTAGGCCGTTAAAGCCAATAAACCCGCCTTTATCTTTAGCCACGACTAGCTCCTATTAGCTAATTTCTTCGTAACTTACGATAACTTCTAGGTCGTTAGCGGTTCCTGCCGTAACTGAAATAGACCGGTCTTCTTCAAGGTAAAGCGCTGTGTTTTTGTCGATAACAATCAAAGACGCATCTGCTGGTACTGACACAGTAGACACAAGCGAATACGCTGTACCGCCAATGTCATCTTGAGAGTGGTAATCAACAGTTACGTCGCAGTTATTTGTTCCGTCTACGTTGGAAACCTGAATCATGTTTATCTTAAACACTTTACCGCTAGATGCGGCATTACTAACAAGCTGTGTTGCACTTGTGGTAGATAAAGCAACAGAAGCTGTTTTACCCGTTATTGTAGATACGTTTACGATATTTGGTGCCGCCATAATTTAGCTCCTATCCAAAGACAATAGCCATAGCAATGGCTTTACCTGTTCCAGCTTTTGAATCTAGCTGGGTTTGAATGTTAGATGTTACCCCGTCAACATAATTTAACTCTGCTGTTGTAGCTGTAACCCCGTCTAAAATATTAAGTTCTGCCGCAGTAGAAGTAACACCGTTTAATTTAGAAATATCAATCGCCGCGCTAGCGCTAATGTCCGCATTAACAATCACGCCAGAGCCAATAGCCGCTACGCCTGTATCAGCAATCGTAATGTCACCTGATACTACGTTGTCGATCCACATAGACGTAGCAGTGTCGTAGAACAACAAAGCTCCGTCAGCCGGGGTTGTTACATTAGTATCTGTTAAACCGCTTAATGTAGTTGACCCGCCAACTTGAGAATCAACATACGCCTTAATAGATTGCTGACTTGCCAATGCCGTAGCAGAATCGCTAGTCATATCATCTTCATCTAAAAACGCTGTTACACCGTCTAAAACATTTAACTCGCTTGTTGTAGATGTAACTCCGTCTAAGATATTTAATTCTGCAGTTGTGGCCGTAACCCCATCTAGGATGTTTAATTCAGCCGCTGTAGACGTAATTGCTGTGCCGCCAAGGGTTAGAGCGCCTGATACTGAAAGGCTCGACAAAGTTCCTACAGACGTAATTTGAGTCTGTGCCGCATCAACCGACAAGGTATTTGTCGTAAGGGTTAAACCCGTTCCTGCTGTCAAAGCAGTCTTTGAGACATCAATAGCCGCACTAGCATTAACATCTGCATTAACGATCACGCCAGAGCCAATAGCGGCTACGCCTGTGTCGGCAATAGTTATATCACCGGATACTACGTTATCAATCCACTTAGACGTAGTAGTGTCGTAAAACAACAAAGCTCCGTCAGCCGGAGTTGTTATATTAGTATCTGTAAGCTCTGCGAGTGTGTCAACTAAAGCAATCTGCGAATCAACATAAGCCTTTACAGATTGTTGTGTAGGTATAAGGGTTGCGCTGTTAGAAGACATATTATCTTCGTCAACAAACGCTGTAACTGTAATTGTGCCGTCAGACAAATTATCAAACGTAGCTGTGCCAGTAAAAATAGGACCAGCTAGATCTGCTTTGGTTTCTACAGCGGTTTGTATTGCGTCAAATTCTGTGTCAAACTCTGAGCCACGGATAACCTTGTTAGTGTCACCCGTAGGCAGAGAATCCTTAACAGTAAAATTAGTAGACTTTACGTAATTAGTCATAAGGTTATCCTATTAAACTTTTAGTTAAACACCCTGTCATCAAGACGTTTAAATAAAAGGGGGCCATTGCGACCCCCAGAGAGAGTAGCTTACTCGTCGCAAACAGCGAGGATGAATCCTGCTTCGGGACGGTAAGTTTCAACACCGTACAGCGTGTCAGACGTAAACAGCGTAGACAGGTATTCCTGCTTGTACTGTGTCTGAGAACGTACAGCCAGTTGCTCTGCCATTACCAAAGCATCCTTGTGGAAGAACAAGCAACCACGAGTATCAGCGGTAGAAGCAGTGTTCTGAGCGGCAACTTCGACAACCGGAGCGTTGCTAGACACGTAAATGTCTACACCGTACAGATTACCAATCAGACCTGACTCAACGCCACGGCCTCCAACAAAGTCAGAAGACACGTAACGATCAATACCCATGATTGACTTACGAACAGCAGGAGGAATTACGAGAACTCGTCCGTCCATAGGTACGTCAGCATCGTCCATCAGCTTGATAGCCTCACGGAAGCCAAGGTCAGTGAAGTTGTCACCAGAGGTTACAGTGTCAACAGCGTAAGCCGCAAGGCCAGAAGAGGCATTGAAGTAGTAGCTGTTGCTGTTTACCCAGTTAGCGCCCGTGTTGGCAGGAGAAGCAGTACGAGTACCGTCACCAAAGCCAGTAGCGGCGTTAATCAGGTCAGTGTCAACTTGCAGAGCCAGTTGGTAGCCAGCGTCTTCAGTGTAGAACTGTCGCAGAGAAGACAGAGCCTGTACTTCTACGATGTCCTCAATCAGACGAGAGTACTCAAAGTGACGGTCAACAGTGACAGTCAACTCTGACTCAAGGTTAGCCTGAATAGTTACCGCAACAGCTTCTGCCTTAGCGTTAGCTGATCCACGGATGGGCTTAGGAATGTGAATAACGTCACCCTTCTTGCCAGTCATCGACAGACGCTTGACAAGGGGAGCCATCTTCAGGTTCTTTTGGTAAGCGGCGATGATTTCATCGGACCAGATTTCGGGGATAAAAGTACCCGCCGCAGTTTTGTCTACTACAGCATTAGCTGTAAAATATGCACCAGAGGTTTCACCAGCCATTTTAATTCTCCTTAAATGTTAGGCTAGCGTACACGACCCTCTGCGTATGCTTTCAGTAATTCGTCTGAAAGACTTTGGTAACGCTCTGGGTCTGTTCGCATAAGTTTAATAATGTCAGCACGACGATAAACTTTCTTGCGTGATCCCTCCGCTGTTCCACGAGCGTTGCCTGTACTGGCTGACTTCAGGGTGTTCTTACGTGCCTGTTTTTCAACGTTGGCGGTCTGCTGTGCTACTGATGCCCTCTCTTTCCAGAGATTAAACAGTTCGTCAGCCGCATCGTAATCGTACCCTTGGTCTGCCTGAACAAACAACTGTGTTCGGACTTTTGACCCCTTGATCCAATCAGCAAACTTAGGATCTTGCAGTATACTCTCCATATCAGGGTGCTTGGATTTCAACTGTGAAAGAGTAGCCTGTTGTTTAGCCTGTTGTGTGTAAGCCTGTGCTTCTTTGATCTTAGGGTGGTTGTCTATAGCTCTGTTAACAGCGTTTTGTGGATCTACAAAGAAATCTACGTCATCGTCTTCTTGTTGCTGTTGTTGAGGTGCTTGTTGGTTTGAGAGTTGTGTCTGAATGTAGTTGTCAACGACTTTCCGAAGTTCACCCACTTCCGTACTCTGTTTGCCTGAAAACTTCTCAAGCTCTTGGTGCATCTGTACAAGATCTTCGACAGACTTACCACGGTACTTTTCCGGTATTTCTGGTTCTTGAGGTTGTTCCTCTTCAGGAGTCTCAATAGAATTTGTGGCTAGTTCTTCAGTTGTTTCCGTTGGTTCCTCTTCAGGACGCTCATCAAGTAATTGTGCTCGTGACATAATGTAAACTTACCCCGCCTATTATTATTAAGGT